ATACCAAACGGATTATAATATGAAAAGATTGAAGGCATTAATTACTCCTAAGGTTCTTGCATGGGGTGTTTTTGCCTTCTTTCTTATCAAAGGACTAATATGGTTATTATTGTTGTTTTTAGGTTACTATTTCTTAATTTAGTACTTGACATCCATTCAAAAATAGCGTATAGTGTATAAATACTAATGATTCGTTGAAGCGGATTAATACTGGACAGGACTCGGGTGCGACTCCCGACAGCTCCACCAAAAGTACATTGCGCCTTACTGCAATAAGGTGTCTTTGCAGAGACGCAGACCTCGCAAGGGTCCAAGACAATGTATTTTTGATGGGGCTGAAGTAGGAATCGACTGACAGGGCAGAGAAGTGGAGAATCCGGGCGCAAGCTCCGTTAACGCAAGAAACTAAACTAAACGCAAACGATAACTTTGCACATGGAGACTACGCACTAGCGGCGTGATCAACCGGGGCTGACCACTTGCCTAGCAACAGAAAATGTGGACCAGTTTCAATAATAAGAAAGGAAATCTAATGAAACTCGCAATCGCAACTGTTGCAACTCTATTGGCAACAAATGTATCTGCTGACTCTATCGTATCTTTTGGTGGAGAACTAGATGCAAACTATGCTGTAGATGCTGAACGCATGACAGTTGATATCGAACCAGCAATTACGCTGACTCCAACTGAAGGCTTGAATTTCGTAACAAGCACAGAGTTAGCACTTTGGGACGATGAACTTGTATTGGATAACACATTAGATGTTTTACCAACAATTGAGTTTGAAGTAAACTACACTATGTCAGGAATGGACTCAGTAGAGTGGTATGCTAAAACAAAATATAATCTCGAATCCGAAGCACGTGACGAGATCAATATCGGTGCGACTTTTTCATTCTAAAAGGCGCAATTAATAGTTAACAAGAGGGGCGATTTTTTCGCCCCTTTATTCTGAAATGACTTGACAGCAACCCTCTATTCTGTTATAGTTAACACTCATTTAATCAACATGAGGATATAGTATGTCATCAATCATAATACCATCAAGTGAAGCTGACCGCAAGCGCATTAAAGAAGCTATGCAAGAGATCAGTAATTCATACCTACGACAAGAAGCCGAGCGTGAGTTTGTGAAAGAAGCAATCATTGCACTTGAAGATGATGTTGGTATACCAAAAAAGTATCTCGGCAAAATGGCTCGTATTTACCATAAACAAAATATGAGTGAAATCGTGTCTGAGATTGAAGAGATCGAAGCCCTTCTAGAATCTGTCAAATAATGCTTGACAGGCAAGATATCATCTGCTATAATAAGCACATATAAATCAGAAAAGGAGAGTTTTAGATGGAGAAACATCTATCCACTTTTTATAAAGAAGACAGTTCAGGTCCTAGAGCAGAAATGTTCATTAACGAGAGTAACATTATAGGACTAAAATACTATATGGGTATCGGTGAAAGTGAACCATTCAAGACTGAAATGTTTCCTGGTAAGCATGAGTCTTATGTAGAAGATGCCGCTGAAAACTGGACTATGGGAATCAAAATATTGAATGGCTAGTACTGATTATTTTGAAGAGGGTCTATATCAAGTAAGCATTGATCCAGATTCTGGAAACGTCTCTTTAGGTAAAGAGACTTATATTAATGATAATAAGCGTGAAGCTTTTATCTTTCAAAAAGCCTACTTGATGGGCAGGGAGCATAAAAAATCGCAGATACTAAAAACATTGGGCTTATCAAAGAGTTAAACTCTGAGACGATCATGAAAGAGATCGCAGAGAATATTTCTAAAGGAGTTCCTTACATTGACGCAGTAATTGTATACGCAGATAAGTATGGACTCGAAGTAGAAGTAGTCGGTGAGATCATACGCCGATCACCAGTTCTGAAAGCAAAAATCTATAGAGAAGCTGAAGAACTAAATATGGTAGAGAAACTGACTAGGTTGCCGGTATGACAAAAAGCTTGTATAGCACACAAGACGCATTTGACGTTTACATATGCTATCTTGCTTTAAAGCGGCACTTTAGTTCGAACTATGATTACTTCAAATACAACGGTAAGGTTAACGCCAGAATCGATGCATTTGAAAATCGTAAGGATAAGTTTTTCTTCTTTAAGTTAGCAAAGCGAAAGGACTATAAAGACTTTTTACTAGCTAACATGGTCAACAATCCAGACGTTTGGATTGGTGATATAGTTGACAGTGAGACCGCAAATGAAACTTTCATGGAATGGTCAAAACGTCAACAGTCTTTGGGATATGTGTTTAGTAATGAACTAGACGAATTGAACGAAGACTTTAATGCTAACTTCGTTGTTGAGGACGGGCAGTATCCACGTATATTGTCTCTCTTCAACATGAAGCGCATCAGCATCGAAACTCTAGTCATTTTAAGTGACTTGACAGGATGCTTCAAGTACTGGGACAAAACAATCAATGATACGATAGTTTATCCTAGTATAAATAAGATTGTCAACAAATATGGACCGTTTCTAAATTATGATAAAGTGAAAATGCGGAAAATATGTCTTGACAAATACAACGCAATACTGTAATATATACAGCAATATAAACCGCTATACAAGGAGTATACAAATATGACTACATCATTCTCAGCCCTTAAGAAGGCTCGTACATCATCATTCGACAAGCTGAACTCTCAGCTCCAGAAGATGAATTCAACAGGTAACAAAGGCGATGATCGCTTCTGGAAACCTGAAGTAGATAAAGCAGGTAATGGCTATGCCGTTATTCGTTTTTTACCCGCACCGCAAGGTGAAGATATGCCATTCGTAAGAATGTGGGATCACGGATTCCAAGGACCAGGTGGCTGGTATATCGAAAACTCTCTCACCACTCTTAGCCAAGATGATCCAGTTTCTGAGTATAACTCAAAGCTGTGGAATTCTGGTCACGATGAAGACAAAGAGACTGCACGTAAGCAGAAGCGTAGATTGAACTATATCGCTAACATCTATGTTGTGAAAGATAGTGCGAACCCTTCACGTGAAGGTCAAGTATATCTTTATAAGTTTGGTAAGAAAATCTTCGACAAACTGAACGATGCAATGAATCCTCAGTATGACGATGAGTCTCCAATCAACCCATTCGACTTTTGGGAAGGTGCAGACTTCAAACTAAAAATTCGTCAAGTAGAAGGCTATCGTAACTACGATAAGTCCGAGTTTGATAGCGTAAGCGTTCTGTCTGGTGCAGACGGTGCTAACCTGTCAGATGAAGCACTTGAAGATGTTTGGGGTAAGCAACACTCCCTTCAAGGAATTGTTGATCCTAAAAACTTCAAATCTTATGATGAACTGAAAGCTAAACTGTATAAGGTTCTAGGACTTGATGGCGGTGCACACGCACCCACAGTTACCGCTGAGGACGACAATGCGGGGATGGGGTTCACTCCGAATTTCAAAGAGCGAACTGCTCCTGAACCGGAAGCATCTCCATCTCCAACTCTTGCAAGTGATAACGGTGATGATGAATCACTGGATTTCTTCAAGAGCCTAGCTGAAGACAATTAATCTGATTAATAGTTGAAGCGACTAAGGCGGCTTGCAGAGATGTGAGTCGCCTTTTTTATTAGAATCCGCCTGCGAATGAAGCGACTCCACCAACAGATGGATTAGCAGTAACTAAGAGAGTTCTAGCATCCCCACCCCTTTGTACTACAGTAGTAGGTCCTACGTTAACAGATGCAACTTGTGCGGCTTGGGTTCTTTGTGCGCTAGATACTGCGTCCTGATCAGCCGCCCTACTTCTGCCAAGTGCGCTACGTAAGTTATCAACACCTGTAGTCAATCTAGCCAGAGTTGGCTCATCTAAACTATCTAAGCCTGGACCAAAGTCTATGAGTCCTCTTTTACTACCAAATATGCGTGTTGCTGGACCAGTACCTGTATCATATATTCCGCCCTTCATGAGAGCGTCCATCATTGCTAGAACAGCGCCTACGTCTGTAATGATTTTTCCTAGAGAAGCGGAGCCAGCAGACGCATCAACTTTACTTAAACCTTGAAAGCTTGAGACAAAGTTATTCATGGCTAAGCCAAATTTGTCCATTTTTGATATTAAAGCATCATCTAAAGTCTTAAGAGGTTCAAGGGCGGCAATCATCTGTGCGATAGGACCATTACCGCCATCTTCAGAGTCTTTGCCAAACAACCAGTTCCAACCACTCTTGACTGTATCCACTGCGGATGAGAAAAGACTTGTAACGCTTCCAAATGCATCAGCGGCAAAGAATGCGCCAAGACCTGCTGATAGAGCAATCAGACCTGTACCAAGTTTAGGGTCTATCTGTAAGTTAGCAAGTGCTCCAATACCTTCAGCAAAGTTAGTTAATAGTATTTTTGTGTTGGCGCCGTTTACTCCTAAGACACTAGCGAGAGAAGCTAACGAATCGAATGCTAAAAAGAATCCTGCTATCGATGCACCAAGAGCTGGAATACCAAGAAACACAGCGGCACCAACTGTAGCACCTACACCAGTGCCTGTAATCGCCCCTAATGTTCCTCCTACCCCAACTAGTGTACCTAAAGTCTTTAAAGATTTTTCACTTAACGCATCAATCGCATCACCAAAGTTGCCCATCAGAGTTTTGACGGCAGTGCCATCAACTCCAAGCGCACTTGCTAGACCAGCACCGCCTGCAAATGTTCCCATAAATGCAACGATAGAAGCTCCAAGTGCGGCTGCTCCTGCAACCATTTTTGCTTTAGTGCCTGCTTTAGTGAGTGCGCCTAATATTCCTCCGGTAGTCAACATAGCAGTGAGTGCCGCTACAGATTTGGGAGTTAGGTTTTCTACACTAGAAGAGAATCCAGCCATAAGTTTAGCGACATTACTAAAATCTGCACTAGCACCTAATGCTAAAGCGCCTGATCCAACAACATCAGTTGCGGCAAAACCAGCCATAAGTCCTAAAATACCTAGACTTACAGCAAACATGCCCTTAGCTAATGCCTTAGCTTTTAATGGAGAGTATCCTATTAAACCGCCTGTTGCGAAAAGTGTGCCTAATGCGGCAACTGCACCTACGCTTAACTGACCTAT